CTGCGTAGTTACATCACGCAAGGCTTGACGATAGGTAGCCCATACTGCTTTGTCAACAGGAGCATCAGCTACTTGTGTCCAATCACAGTCTTTTAGTTTCTCATCCCTTGAAGCACGAACACCCTTAGCCTGTTCAGCATCTTTAGTGGCTTTGTATGCAGTCTCATGCTCAAGGGCTGTAGTTGTTACGCCATCGACAGTAGTATCTGTAAACACAGGGCCAAGGATATATTTTGTGTACCACTTACCATCTACTTGCTCAACACCAGAGGCTTGAGAATATTGGTAAACAGTACCACCAGTAGCTTGTGAGCCTTCAAAGACTACATCTGCACCCAAAGCCGTTAAGACTTCAGTTGTTGTTGTTTCCCATGATGGGCCACCATTGGCTTTTGTGTATGCACGAAATTCTGCCTCGTACATGACTTGTCCAGTATTTGTTCTGATTTGCATATAAGTCCTTTAAGCTATTGCCAGCCCTATGTAGGTTGAGGAAGACACATTGATGTTAGTTGCTGACAGTTGATTAACAATAAATCCTGTGCTGTCTGTATCAATACTATCGTCTGTAGTAACTTCAGCGGCTGTTGAGTTGAGGCTAAGGTGCGGGTCACTACCAGCAACAATTCCTCGTGCTGTATCCCAAACATACCAGTCGCCAACTGCATTCCTGCGCTTGATTAAAATAAATCTCGCACCACCAGTAAATCCACAATTGATTGTTTGTGATGAGCCGTTTCCTGTATAGGAAAATACTTTACTTACACCAGCACAAGTGGCAAACAAATAAACAACCATTTGTGAGCTAGCCGCATAGCCGGGAGCTGTAAATGTTGTTGATGTTAGAGCTGGAAAAGTAGCCCCTACACCAGCAGCAGCATCGGTTTCTAAATTAAATTGTAAAGTATTAGTAACAGCAACATCCCAACTACCTGTGCCATTACGCTTTTTTAAAATAGCCAATTCTGGTACTGCTTGTAGGTTATGGTTCACAACTAAAGAACCAGTTCCATCATCTGTATAGCAAACCACATCCATAACAGATGGCGCACGTCTGAACCCCCAGACAATTCCACCAAAATCAGCAGAATCATTTAATCCTCCTGCACCACTATCTTCGCCAAAAATAACACCATCCATAGCTGCAAGGCTTGAAACACCATAAGATGAAGATGGATTTGTTGTTCCTTCAGCATCTGTTGCCGATGTAATTAGATAAGGCAATCCTCTTAATCTGTCATAGACTAAAGAGCCATAGTTGAAACCGCCCTTATCTCTATCAACAATAAAACTTAAATCTAATGGGAATCCAAAACCAGTTAAGTTTCTATTTCCAACATTAGTACCTGTATATGCAACAGGCGCAAACACACTTGTCCCACTTGTAGGCACTTTCATTGGGCCTCTACGAATGGCTATGTAGATGTAGGTTGAGCCTGATGCGTTTACTTCTCCATCTGTTTCGGTAAGTAATCGGAAGCCTGTTGAAGTCGGGAAAAACCTAAAGCCACTAATTTCTGCGTCTGGCAAGTTTGGAGAAAGGTCTTGATTGTTGCCCGCAGCAACTGGCATTCCTCGCATAATGTCAAACATATGCCAATTTCCAACGCCACTTGATTTTTTAACCATTATCCATTGTGGCTCATAACCAAGAGTAATTGATTGCGTTCCAGCGTTACCTGTATAAGACCCACACGAAATCACATTGTCTGTACCAGTAAGACCAAAGCCTCCTGCGTCATGGGCGAACAAATACGCCACATAAGTAGCACCAGAATCGTTAACAGTTGCATCAGTTCCAATGGAAAAAACTGTGCTTGTAGGTGTCGTACTATTCCATCTAGTTGCACCTGTTGCTTTAGCGGCTGTACTGTTTAAAACAAGATATTCTGTATTTGCTAATGAACGATGATAAACCTGCCAAGCACCACTTAAATCTGTGCGCTTGACCCAAATACTTGCTGGTACTGAACCTAGAGAATGGGAGATTGTTCTGTTAGAACCTGTGCCTGTCCAAGTTTGAATATCAAAGAACTTTGGTTGTTTCCTGAAAGTCCATGAGGCAAATGTGTTGTCACTAATATTTATGTCAACATTGTTATTTGTTCCAATTGAAAATCCATTAGTGTTAAACGATGTTAGGTCAGTACCCGCTGAAGAAATTGATTCAGCAGAAGTTTCATTAGAATACACAACACTTGACCGACCTCTTGCAGTATCAATAAGTCCGTGAGCTGAACTAAAGGCTCTTCGTTTAACCCAAACCAATCCACCTTTAGTAGACAAGTCAATGCCATTGGTAATGGTCTTTGATGTGCCATTACCCGTGTAAAGAAAACAGGAAAAAACATCTTCTACAAAAGTATTCACAACAGGAACACCACCACCAAAGGCATCGTAACTAGCCGCACCAGAAGTTGCTTGTAATGGCATGGTTTAAGCCTTAAATTGTGTGTTGCTTGCCAAGACTGTGAAAGTAGCACTACCTGTTTTGATTACGAGGTAGCGGTAACTGTCTATTCCACTAGCATTACCCGCAGTAGGCGCACCACCTAGCCACCTAGTAGTGACTCCAGATGTAGTGCCATCCACTTGAACAGCAGAGTTGTAGTAAGCAGTAGAACCTTGAGTAACTAAGAAAGCAACAGTCATTGATTGACCTGTACTCATCAAAGTATCTAGTGAAGTACCGCTAGAGCCTCTGAAGTTAACTGTCCAGTTAGCACTTGCGTTACTTGTGTAATACAAGACAGACTGAGTTGTAATGTCGTAAGCAATCGTGCCAGTAGCCGCAGTTGCTGATACTGTAGCTACCTCTGCCGCATCGTTTAGAACAATGGCTGTAGCTGATGATGAACCTGAGAATGTTTTAGTAGCTGTAAATGTCTGTGCTGTGTTAAGGCTTGCAACATTGGTTAGCGTATTGTCAGCAAAGGTAATGGTCTTGTTTGTCAGGGTTTCAACGCCTGTCAAAGTAGCAAAGCCAGAGGCAGTAAATGCCGCCTGAGTCCATGCCGATCCTGTCCACACATAAAGAGTATTGACTGAGTTGTTCCAATACAAAGCACCTGTCAACAGGGCATTGCCATCATTGTCAACACTAGGAGCAGAAGACTTAGAACCTAAGTATCTGTCATCAAAAGCATCGTATGAAGCTGCCGCATTGGTTTCACTTGTTGCTGCATTGCTTGCACTTGTAGAAGCGTTAGATGCGCTTGTAGAAGCATTTGAAGCACTGGTAGCTGCATTAGAAGCAGAAGTAGCCGCAGCAGTAGTCGAGCCAAAAATCGAATCTATCTCAGTTTTGGTATAAGCATTTGTAATGTTATAGCCAGCAATAGTCGTAGGATTCGTTCCTGCCGTTGCACGACCATAAGTGTCAAAAGTGACAGATTGGTAAGTGCCTGGTGTTACACCAGAAGAAGCCAAATCAATGTTGTCGCCATTGACAACAATACGGCTAGAGGATGCAGTACCTACATTAAGAGTATTACCTGTCTTTGTAAGACCATCACCCGCAGTAATCTGGCCCGCACCTGAGAACTGCGCCCAAGTGATTGATGTGCTTCCCAATGTTCCACCTGCATCTATTGTGCAGATAAAGCCAGAATCAGCGTTAGTTGTGCCTTTTTCAACAAAGGTAAAAGCCGCAACCAACTCAGCATAAGTGTCTGCATCTGTTGTGCGTGTCCAAGAACCTGTTGCACACAAGTAGATACCATTGTTAGAAGCGGTAGATTGGTCTTTAACCAAGACCCGATCACCCGCAACAATCGATATGCCATCAATGGTTTGTGCGCCAGATAAAGTGATATTTGCAGTAGTAGCCGCAATCACAGAGGCTTTGGCATCAATACCTTGGGCTAGTGCATCCACATAACCCTTGGTAGCCGCATCAGAATCGTTTGTAGGGCTTGCCAAACCAGTAATGGTTGCCGATGTAGCACTATCCATGTCCAATGCGCCAGAGATGGTTACATTGTTAAAGGTAGAAGTGCCAGTAGCCGCAGTGACATTGCCCGTCACATTGCCTGTAATGTTGCCTGTGACGTTACCTGTAACATTTCCTGTCAAATTACCCGTCACATTACCTGTGACTGCACCTGTCAATGGGCCACTAAAGCCTGTATTTGCAGTGATGTTTGTGCCAGTAATAGCAAGTGGAGATGAACCACCAATTACCGCACCATTGATTGTTCCCGCACTAATGGCGGCAGAAGCAATCGTAGCGGCTGTGCTAACAGTAAGGTTAGTAAATGTTCCTGCTGCGGCAGTAGTCCCACCGATCACCGCACCATTTATCGTACCGCCAGTAATTGTGGCAGAAGAGTTATCTGTCTTTGTAGCTACAGCAGTAGCAATGTTATTGAACTCTGTATCAATCTCAGTACCTTTAACAATCTTTAGAGGATTGCCAGGCGAAAGATTGTCTTTGGTTGCAAAGTTAGTGGATTTTGAATAATTAGACATGGTTTATCCTATCTTGCCTTCTTTGGCTTGAAGTTCAATTTTCTGAATTGACAACTGAGTGCCATTGATAGTGGCTTCGTAACCAGTTTGTACGATTTTACCCGCACTTGAAGCATTACTTGTTAGTGCTTTAATTGGGATACCGCTTGAGAAGTCTGCAATTGCATATTCTCCAACTCCATACTCAAAATAGCCTTGAGGTGGAATAAAGACGTTCTCTGACTGATAAGCACCTGAATAATCAAAAGCCCACTTGATTGTGAGAAACTGATTAGAACCACCAATCACAATGGCAGTAATAGACTTGAGGATGGAAATCTGATTAGGGTTTCCTAAGTCGGCATTGTTTGTGTAGTACAGGAAT